CCCGGGGAAGGGGCGAAAAATGACCAACCGATTGCCACCAGAATTGCACCTTGTTCACGGAACCCGGGCGGCGCACAAAGCGGAACCCCTGCCGGAAAACGTCCGCTCACGCATCCCGAAGGCCACTTGGCTGGATGACCCGGATTCATGGGACAGGGACAAGTTCGTGAAGGACACCAGCGAATTCCTTTGGGACACCTACGGGATTGGAAGCGACCAAGACCAGCACGTGTTGGCGGCGTTGGCCGCGCAGTTGGACATTTACGTCCGGTGCTGGAAGGGCGTCCAGAAGGGCGGCATCATCACGCAGTTCAACAACGGGCAGACCATTGGGCCAAACCCGTTCCTGACCGCCGGCGACAAGGCGTTGGCCCGGGCCATCGTCCTGATGAACGAATTGGGGCTGACGCCACGCGGGCGTCTTGCGACCAACAAGCAAGAGGGCGGCAAGTATTCCAAGCTGCTGAACGGGCCATGACCTATGAGGACGGCATCCTGTACGCAGTCCAAGTGGTGCGGGGTGAAATTTCGGTCTGCCGCAACATCCGGCTTGCCTGTCAGCGGTTCCTGAACCAGCTTGAGGACAGGGCATGGGCGTATGAGTTCCACGTCAAGTATGTGGAGCACTTCCTTGAGTTCGCGTCTACCCTTTGCCACACGAAGGGGCCAGAGGCGGGAAAACCCTTGGTGTTGGAGCCGTTTCAGATTTTCCTCATCTGCGCCATCTACGGGTTCCGCAGCAAAAAAGACCCAAAGCGGCGAATGGTCACAGACGTCATCGTGTACATCCCGCGCAAGGCGGGCAAGTCCACGCTGATTGCCGTCTTGGGCCTGTATGAACTTCAATGGGGCGAATCCGGCGCGGAGGTTTACACCCTTGCGACCAACCGTGACCAAGCCAGCTTGGTGTTCCATGCCGCGCAGGGTTTTGTTGAGGCCATGCCCGGGGACGTCAGCGGCTTGTACGGTGTCAGCCGTTACCAAATCGTCAAGCGCGGGGACAGCCAAAGCGTGTTCAAAGCCCTGAGCCGGGACACCAAGAAGTCCGGTGACGGCTTGAACCCGTCTTGCGTCATCATTGACGAGGCGGCGCAGATTGTTGACCGCAACACGATTGAGGTGATGTTTTCCGGCATGGTGGCGCGTCAGAACCCGTTGCGGGTCTACATCACCACAGCCAGCTTCACCAAGGAAACCAAGTTTTTTGAAGACATGCAGTTGCTTGAGGCAATGCTGTCCGGGGAAGCGGAGGACAACCCCCGTTGGTTTGGCCTGTTGTACAGCCTTGACCCCGGGGATGACTGGCGGGAACCCTCAACGTGGGCCAAGGCCAACCCCATGCACGGCATCAGCGTGTTTGAGGAAGCCATCGCACAGCGGGCGGAGGAAGCCAAGCACAAGCCAGCGGCCCTGAACGAGTTCCTGTGCAAAACCCTCAACATCTACGTCAGCGCAAACAGCGCGTGGGTTGACCGGGATTATTGGGACAGCCCGAAATGCAGCAACGTGGCAAACCTTGGACGGGAGCCGGAAGCGGTGTTCATAGGGTTTGACCTTGCGGCCGTGCGCGACCTGAATGCCGTGTGCACCCTCAAGCGGTACTCAGAGACAGAATTTGACGCCCACTGGAAGTTTTTCATGCCGGAAGCCGGATATGACCTCATCCCCAAGCACTATCTGGATATTTTCCGTGTTGCGCGGCAAGCCGGGATTTTGCACGTCACCGAGGGCAACGTGATGGATGACCGGGAAATCAGCGACTACATCATTGGCGAGTGTCAGCGCAATGACGTCAAGGAAATTGGGTATGACGCCTACAACGCGGCCTCACTGGTGGCGCGTCTGCACGATGCCGGTTTGCCCGTCAAAAAGGTGGGTCAGGGCATGGCCGTGCTGTCAAACCCGTCCAAACACACCGAAAAACTCATCATGCAACACGCCATTAAGCATGACGGCAACCCGTTTGTTGGATGGCAGCTTGGAAACTGCGAAGTGTATGAGGATGTGAATGGAAACGTGAAGGTGCGCAAGAATGAAGCTGACAAAAGTGCCAAGGTGGATGGCATAATTGCGCTTATCATCGCCATGCACTGTTCATTGGACAATCCTGCCGTGAGTGGTTTTGGCTTCCGAACCTTTTGAGGAATCATATGGAACTGCGCGGAATCCCTGAGATTTTCAAACGGAAATCAGCCAAAGCCAACGAAGCCAACACCCTTTTCGGGCAGACGGCACTTGGCAACAACATCGTGTATCAGGGGGACAACAAGAACCCCACGGTCAACACACAAATCCTGTACGTCACCACGTCAAGCGCAACAAACGCGGGACGCCCGGTGGACACGTCCCTGTTGTCGCGCAACAGCACGGTCATGTCTTGTGTCGCGGTCAAGGCCCGGGCCATTTCGCAGCTTCCCATCAAGATCATGTGCAAGGAAGATGACGGCACGTTTGTGGACGCGCTGTTGTCGGACAAAGTTGGGGTGCGCGACAAGCAACGCGCCAAAGCCGCATTGAAGCTGCTTGAGTGCCCCAACAATTTCCAGAGCCAATATGAATTTTGGTATCAGTGGATGATGTGGCACGAGATGCTTGGCGAAGCCTTCACCCTCTGGTGGAGGGCAGACCAAAAGAAGATGACGCAGTTGCCGCTGGAGATGTACATTTTGGACAGCACACTGATTGCCGTCACCATCACTGAGACGCGTTACCCGTCATACAGGCTTTCAACACCATCCTACGGGTTCAGCAAGGACGAGCCGCTGCAATACTACCAAGTGATGCACTGCAAAGACCAAGCGTGGCAGGGTTCCGCTGGTTTCAACAAAGGGATGTTGGCCGCTGAACTGGTGGGCCTTGACCAAGACATTGACATTTATGCCAACTATGTGATGCTCAACGGCGCGAAGCCGTCCGGCATCTTTGTGACTGAGCAAGTCATCCCGGACAGCAAATTCAAGGAAATTGCCGCACGCCTCAAAGAAGCGTGGAGCAGCATGATTGGCAGTCAGCGCACCGACCAAAGCAAACCCGGTCAATCCATGTTGCTTGACCAAGGTATGCGCTATGAGGCTGTGAAGCCCCTGACGTTGCAAGACACCGACCTTGCCAACCTCAAGACCCAAACCATGAAGCGGATTTGCGCCTTGTACGGTGTGCCGGCCGCAATGGTGGGCGTGGGTGATTCCAAGTACAACAACACGCAGACAATGCTGGATGAGTTCTACAAATCCACGATGTACCCGGTTTTGGTCAACGTCCAACAGAAGCTGAAACAAGCCTTGTTCAGCGATTACCCGAACTTGTACGTGGAGTTTGACACCAAGAACTTCCTCAAGGGCGCACCACTTGACCAGATGAATTTCGTCAATTCCGGCGTCAAGGCTGGCGTGATGACGCCCAATGAGGGGCGCGAATACCTTGGCATGTCCAAGATGGAAGGTGCGGATGAGTTGGTGGGGGACGGCGGGAAGGCTGAACCAATTCCCGGTTCAAGCCCGCAAGACACGGGTGGTGGCGGTGGCAATCAAACCCGAAAAATGAACATCGGGAAATAATGTCACTGATTTTTCGTTTGATGGTAGCATCCTTGGCAACAATCCAGCCAAGTCCTGCGCCCAAAAAGCGAGGGCGACCGCCAAAAACAATACACGACATTGACCAAACAAAAGTCGATGAGGTTATCTATGACAAAAAACGTGATGCTGGTGTGCGAGGCCAAACTGGCGGTGGAAGCCGCAAAGGGAACCGCACCCACCGGCAAAATTGAAGCCCGGGTGACAACTTGGGGGCCACGCGAAGGCGCGGATGGCCGCAAGTTTTTCTATCAGCCCGAAGGCTTCATGGATTGGGCCAAAGAATTCACCGAGTCAGGCAGACCCCTGCCCATGTTCGTGAATCATGCGGCTGATGCCATTCCGGTGGGCGAATGGACAGAATTTGCGTTTGACGATGAGGGCATGACCGCAAACGGGCGGCTGTTCATGAACACCAACCAAGGCGCAGACCTCTACAACGTGATGAAAGAGTCACCCGCAATGTTTGGCGGCGTGTCCGTTGGCGCGTATGCTGAGGAATACCAGTGGGTCAAGGAAGATGGCACGGTGTTTCCTGCCGGTTCTGGCGAATACTGGGATGAAGGTTACTTTCAAATCACAAAGGGCGGCTTGCGCGAAGTCAGCGTTGTGATGTACCCCAACAATACACAGGCAGAAGTGCAGAAGCTGGAATTTTTCCGGGATGATGGCACTGCTGACCTCAAGATTTTGGAAAAGGCTTTGCGTGAAGCTGGCTTGTCCAAGAAGGATGCGGTCACTTCCGCGTCCGTTTTCAAGAAGGTTCTGAGCCAGCGTGAGGCTGTCCAATTCCGGCTTGATAACACGCCCGCACGGAGCGATTCTGACGCGGAAGTGACCGAAGCACAGGAGATTCTTGCCGCCTTGGAGCGGCGCGAACTGCTGAAACAACTTGACCAACGACTGAAAGGTTGAACCATGTCCAAAGAAATCATTGAAAAACTGGATGCCATCGAAGCCAAACAAGCTGAGAGCATCACCGCTGTTGAAGCCAAAATCCCTGCCGCTGTTGAAGCTATCAAGGCCGAATTCACCGAAATGGTGAGCGCATTGGAAGCCAAAGTTGCGGCCGTGGGCACACCCGCCATCCACCGCGAACAGGCAAAGACCGTCCGCCAAGACGTGAACCGTCATGTGCGCGAACAACTGAAAGAGTTGGCCGCTGGCAAGTCCACCTTTGAAAAGAAGCTGGAAATTTTTGCTGACGAGTCGCAAATGGAAGCGTACCTCAAGGAAGCCTCTGCCCTGACCGCTGGCGGTGATGGCAAGGGTGGCCGCACTGGTTATGACCCCGTGTTCCGCGCACTGCGTTTGGCTAACCCCCTGCGCGGCGTGTCTCGCACTGTTGCCACTGATGGTTCGTCCTAGCAGTTCCGCGTCAAGACCGGCAACGCAGGTGCCCAGTGGGGCTACGGCATCCAGAACAACGGTGCGCCCACCACGGAAAACACCAGCATCTGGCAAATCGTCCTCAAGGACATCAACGTGCAGTTCCCCATCCGTACTGCTGCGCTGGATGACATTGACGGTTTGGAAGCCAACGTGGTTGATGACATGCTGGCCGAATTCGCTCAGGCGGAAGCCCTCAGCATGATTCAGAACAATGACCAGACCGGTGACGGCACAACCGTTTCCACAGGTGGCGCGGACGGCGTGCGCGGCCTTGACCAATACCCCGGCGCAAATGCAACCTACACAGGCGGCAAGACCAGCGCGGCGGCTTTTGGTTCCAGCGGCACAGGTTCCAGCAGCGGCTTGCACTCGCTGGCTACCTATGACCAGTTGACCACCAACGGCAACACCGTGGGCGCGAACAACATCAGCTACAACGATGTGATCAACTTGATCTATGCGTTGCCTCAAGAGTACTGGACAGACAGCGCAAAGTTCGTCATCAGCCCCATCCTGCTGAACGCAATTCGCGGTTTGAAGGACAGCCAAGGCGCACCCATCTTCAACCGTAATGAAGGTTTGTCGGTTGAGGGTATCGTGGGCCAACTGTTGGGCTTTGACGTTGTGGTCAACAAATACGTTGACACCCCATCGCAAGTGTCCACCGGTTCTGCTGGCACAAACAGCCTGTACCCCATGTTCTTTGCTGACTGGAGCCGATTCCACACCATCATTGACCGCCTCAACATGGTCATGCGCAGGTACGACCAGACGTTGCCCGGATTTATCACCTTTTTTGGTGAGAAGCGTTTGGCAACATCGGTTCGTGACCCCAATGCTGGTGTGCGTTACCGTTCCACCGGCACTGCGACCTGATTGCAGTGAGCCATTGGCAGGGGCTACGGCCCTTGCCTTTTTTCACTTTTTACAACCGGACACACGCCATGAATATCACCGAAAAAGTCCTGAGCGGCATCAAGCAAGCCCTGATGGAGCACTCTGCCGTCAACATCGACCTGCGCGAAGCATCCGCCTTGACCGGTTCCGGTTCCAATGTCGGTGGCCGCGTTGTTTTTGATGACGCCTTTGCAGCACTGCGCCTTGCCAACCCTTTGCGGATGGCCTCACGCGAAGTCCCCATCAACGGCTCAGACATGCAGTTTGTCGCCAAGACCGGCAACGCAACCAACCAAACAAACCCTTGGGGCTACACGTTCACGCCCAACAGCGGAACACCCAACACCAACACCACAATCTGGCAGTTGCCCGTCCGTGCAATCACGGCCCAACTTCCGATTCGCACTGCCGTCCTGTCGGACGTCAACAACCTTGACCCAACCATCGCTGATGACCTTGCCCTTGAGTTTTCTCAACAGGAAGCGTTGAGCATGGTTCGTAACAACGATCAGTCTGGAACCACGACCACCACGACCGGCGGCGAAGTGGGTCTGCGAGGCTTGGACAGCTACCTGAGCGGCGCGGCAAGTGCGTATGGCACAAGCGGCGTGAACATGACCAACGGCATTCACACCATTGCAACCGTCAGCTTGGGCGGCGTGACGCCCACCTACAACAAGATTGTGGACACGGTTGACGCCCTGCCCGCGCAATACTGGTCAATGCCCGGAACCATGTGGCAAATGACCCCGACCCTCATCAAGACTTTGCGCCAGTTGAAAGACACACAGGGCATGCCCTTGTTCCTTGAGATTGGTGAAAAGGACGGTTCTGCCGTAGGCAACGTGTTTGGCTTCCCCGTGATTGCCAACCCGTACCTGAGTGACGCCTTCCCCGCATACCTTGGCAACTGGCCGCGATTCATGACCATTGGCGACACTGAGCAAATCACCATCCAAGGTTTTGAGCAGACAGCCCCGGGCTTCATCACCATGTTCGCGGAAAAACGCGTGGTGTCTACCGTCCGCAACCCGTTTGCTGGCGTCCGCGTGTCAGCCGCGTAAGGGGTAAGCAATGAGCGTTGAGCAACTTGGGTATCTCAACTATGGTGCGCAAACGCGCAACCCGTTCAACTACGCCAAATTTGAGCAGATTGGGCGGGACATTTCCACCCAATGGCTCACAACGCAAGAGCTTGCCAACCAACTCAACTTGTTTGAGGATGAGTCGCAGGACGGGTATTTGGAAGCACTGGAACTGGCAGTGCGACAAGCCATTGAGGATTTCATTGGCCTGTCAATTTTTCCAACCAGCTACCGGGTTTGGTACAACGCAGCCAGCTTGTACGGCACGCCCTTGACGCTGGATTTGCCGGAAGTAAGCCAGAACCAGAACCCCGGTCAACCCGGCGTCACCGTCAGCGCAGTTAAATACTGGACAGGTGCAACCGTTCCCGTGCTGAACACAGTACCCCGCAGTCAATACTATTACGACCCGTCAGGCAACAAAATCGTGCTGCAACAACTGCCGACCGATTTGAATGGCGACATGACCAGCCCGGTGTTCTGCGAGTATGTGACGGCCGCAAACCCCCTTGCTCAGTACCCCGTCATCAAGCAAGCTGGCCTGTTGTTGTTCACGCACCTGTACAACAACCGAAGCAACACCACGGAAGCAAAGCTGAACGAAATCCCGTTTGGCGTTGCGACCTTGCTGCGCCCTTACAAGCCACTGGTGATGTAAATGACCATCCGGCGATTTGAGAACATCACCGTCAACAACCTGACCTTTGGCAAAAACGGGTTTGGGGAGCAAAGCACTGCCCAAGCGGAATGGTTCAAAACCCGGGCGGAAGTTCATGACGTTGCCAACAGCGTCCGCATCAGCGAAAAATACCGGCTGTATCAGGACATGGTGAACTTGACCATCAGGTACACGCCCAACGCCAAGGCGATTGTGGACAACCAAAACCTGTACTCAATCACTTGGCGCGGCAACGATTGGCGCATCACGGACGTGCGGGAATCCAACGACCGGATGAGCGTCAAAATGATGTGCTACCGCACAGACCCACAGACGGCGGTGTAAATGGCTCAACTCAACCCTGTCCTCACCGGCCAAGCCATCCAGTACCAACTGGCAAACATCGTCACGCCCGTGCCGGTGTACGCGGCATTCAACCGTAATTTTGCGACTGAGCCAAAGTTCATTGTGTGGCACGTCCGCGATATTCACCAGCCTGTTTACACCGGTTCAACGCAGGGCATCAAGGGCATCGACACGCCTGTTTTTCAGGTGTCCGTGTTCACGCAAAAGGTTGAGGACGGTTTCACCATTTCCAATCAAATACTACAATCCCTGCATGGTTACAGTGGGATGTTTGGGAACCCCGCAAGCGGCGGTTTCAACATTTCCAAGGCGGACGTGATGTGGTTGTACAACAGCTTTGACAACGATGAAAACATGGCGCAAGTCTTTTTGGATTGCACTTTGTACATCCCGACCTGACAAGACAAGAGTGTTCAACCCAAACTGAGGAAATGAAAAATGGCCCTTCCAAATAAAGTCCTGCCGGGTTTTTCTGCATCGCTGTACGCGCAGCCCGGAGCCACGCCCACCGTTCTGACAACCGCTCAACTGTCCTTGGTTGCCAGCGTTGCGCCTTTGGCTATCACCGGCAACCTGTTGCCGGTTGAAGCCGTGCCCGCGTTTGGTTCTGATGACGCTGTGGCAAACTTTTCAGTGGCCGGTTCGCGTCAGTCCGACAAAATCCCGGTGCAAGCGGCCCCAACCAGCATGAGCATTACCGCTGCATGGAACCCTGCCGACACCAACTTGCTGTTGATGCGCGCAGACGCGGCCAATGGCACGATTGACCGCACCTTTGTTGTTGCGGCAACGGACGGCACCAACATCGTGTACTACGCCTTTGTGGCCCGCGTGAGCAATTTCCAGATTGACGCGCAACCCAATGCTGAGGCAAAGTGCAATTTCACCATCCATCCACGCGGCAACCAATACGGTTGGAGCAACAACGCATAAGAGGCAACCATGTCTATTCCTGCCAAAGTTCTACCCGGTTTCACCGCGTCCTTGTGGATGCAGTCTGCCGCCACGCCCACGCCATTGACCACGGCCAACTTGTCTGTTTGGCTGGCGCAGGTCACAACCATTGTTGGCCCTGCCGCCAACGGCACTGGCGCGGCTGGCGTGTTGGTTCCTGTTGAGGCTGTCCCGCCATTTGGTTCGGACGATGCGGTGGCAAACTTTTCTGTTGCGGGTTCCCGTCAGTCTGACAAGATTCCAGTGCAAGCCGCACCGACCAGCATGAGCATCACGGCCGCATGGAATCCCTCTGATGCGGCCCTGCTGCAAATTCGCTCAGACGCTGCCAACGGAACTGTTGACCGCACATTCGTGGTGGCCGCTGTTGAAGGCGCAAACACCGTGGCATACGCGTTCAACGCCCGCGTGAGCAACTTCCAAATTGACGCACAGCCCAATGCGGAAGCAAAGTGCAACTTCACGATTCACCCCCGTGGCAACCAGTACGGCTGGAGCAACAACTGATGACCGCGATTGAGCAAGCAACTCAAGCGATTTTGGAAACCTACGGCGACCCATTGCGGGTTGCCGCAGACTTCAAAATTGACAACGCAGAGATTCAAGCCGCGTTGCAAGAAGCGGAGCCGGGGAGC